CAGTCCATCAATCGGCTGGATCCACACATAAATAAAACCGCCCCGGCTCAGCGCCGGAGCGGTATCCGTATAACCTTTTGCCCTTGTGGTGAGAATCTGCTTATGAACTTTACATCTACCTGGAAAATCGCCGACCCGCTCGCGCAATACATCATTTACCTGCGCAAGTCCCGGAAGGACATGGAGGCCGAAGCTCTCGGCCAGACCGACACGCTCAAGCGGCACCGGGCCGCGCTTTTGTCGCTGTCCGAAAGCCGCGCGCTGAACGTCGTGGAGATCTGCGAGGAAGTCGTGACCGGCGACTCCATTGCCGTCCGGCCGGAGGTGCAGAAGGTCCTGCAGCTCGTCGAGACCGGCAACTACGCGGGCGTCATCGTCATGGAGGTCGAGCGTCTGGCGCGCGGTGACACCATCGACCAGGGCATTATTGCTCAGACCTTTAAATACTCCGACACCCGCATCATCACGCCGAACAAGACCTACGACCCGAACAACGAGATGGACGAGGAATACTTTGAGTTCGGCCTCTTTATGTCCCGGCGCGAGTACAACACCATCAAGCGCCGCCTGTCCCGCGGCAAGGAGGCGTCCTTGCGCGAGGGCAAATGGATCTCCGGCAAGACGCCCTTCGGCTGGTCGCGTGAGAAGCTGCCGAATGACAAGGGCTACAAGCTCGTCCCGCACCCGGAGCAGGCCCCCATCCTGCAGCAGATCTACAACTGGTACACCGGCGAGGGCTGCGCGCGCATCGGCGCGAAGGCGATATCCACGCGGCTGAACAGCCTCGGCGTCCCGACCAACTCTGGCAGCCTCTGGCGCGCGGACTCTGTGCTGGATATCCTGCGCAATCCGGCAAATGCGGGCTGGATCAAGTCCGGTGGCCGACCGGAGACGAAGCGCATTGTCGACGGCGCTGTCGTCGTCAGTCGCCCCCGCACCCGGCAGGATGATCTGAAGCTTTATAAAGGGCTGCACGACGGCCTGATCTCGCAGGAGCAGTACGACAAGGCCGTCGCTCTGAGCTATTCCAGCGCCAGCCCGCGCGGCAAGGGCGCATGGGGGACCGTGACGAGCCTCGCCGGGCTCGTCCGCTGCGACCAGTGCGGCCGCGTGATGGTGCGCCGTCCGTCGTCCGGCAACCGCCGCGATACGCTCCTTTGTCCCTCCTACGGCTGCACGACCGTCAGCGCGTGGTATGATGATGTGGAGGACGCCGTGCTGGATGCTCTTCGTGGCTGGCTGCGCGAGCTGGAGCTCGGTGAGGCCGCTGCGCCAGATGACACGCCCATGCGCACCGCGCTCGAGTCCTCGATCGCCGCCGACCGCAAGCAGCTTGCCAAGCTGGAGGCGCAGGAGGCCCGCGCGTATGAGCTGGTCGAGACCGGCGTCTATACGCCGGAGATCTTCCTGCAGCGCTCGCAGGCGCTCTCCGCCGACAAGCAGGTCATCGTCGACCGCATCGAGGCTAGCCAGACTACGATCACCGAGCTGGCTCGCGCCAAGCAGGCCCGCGCCCGTCTGGCCCCCGCCGTCCGCCGCGTCCTCGAGACCTACCCGCTCGCCGCATCCCCGCAGGAGAAAAACGCCCTCCTGAAAACTGTCCTGCAGAAAGTCCTCTACCATAAACAGACCAAATCCTACACCAAATCCGGCAGCGACATGCACGTCACCCTCTACCCCCTCGCAGATTGATGGTTGTACATTTATTTGGTACGCATGAATGAATCCCATCTAAATGTAGATTCTATAGCAAGCGGAAATCCCTCCTGGTGACAGGAGGGATTTCTTTATTTTGCGATATGCTCATAATACGCCATGAGCTTCTGTTCCGGCCCCGGGCCGTCCTTGTCGAGCAGGAACGCCTTGGCCAGAGCAGCGTAGAACTCCGGGCGGTTGAGGCCGAACTCTACGGCGACGGGGTAGTAGTCCGAGTACATCATGTTCATGGTCACGCCCCACGCCCAGCGCGGGACCACTGGTGCCTGAATGCCCATGCTCTCGGCCACGGCCGTTGTCTGTTCCATCGTCCAGTGCGGGCCGGTCGTGCCGTCGGCGTTTTGCATGTTGGCTGCCCACTGCATCGCCGTTTCGCGATCAAATGTGGCCGCCTCCGGCTCGTCGTGGTGCCCGTGCAGCTTTTCGAGCCTGCAGATTGTCTTCGCGTACAGTCCGACTTCTTCCGCGCTGCCCAGCGTCACGGGCTTCTCCATGGCCTCATGCAGCTTTGTGTAAAGCTTTTCGATATATTCTTTCATCTCGTCATGCCTCCTGGATATACCGGTAGAGTTTATCGACGTCGTTCTGATCAAACCGCATATCGCCCAGCAGCGGGACGGATACGGTCAACTTGTTTTCAAAGCGCGGCCTGGCCGCGTTGTAGAGCTTGTCGAGGTCGATGTTTCCAGCGTCGTCAAAGATCTGCATCATCTTGACCGCCGGATTCTCGCGCAGCGCAAGGACCTTTTCGCGGCTGCCCTCCATGATGAGGGCCAGCATGATCCCGGCCCCGATGCCCTTGCCGCCCGGCAGGTGCGGGATGACCTCATTGTCTGCGTAGCGCATCGCGCCGCGCATGGCCTGATCGATCGTCACTGTCATCGCAGCTTCCCTCCTTTAAGGATTGGGGCGGCGATTGCCGCCCCCTATGCTTACTTGTTGCAGCACCCACACTTCGGGAGCGGATCATAGAGCGTCTGCGCCGTGGTCGCGGTTCCGGTGGTGACGTCGGCGACCTGCTTGGGATAAAAGGTCGCGTTGACGTAGGTGACGATGGAGTTATCACCGCAGCAGCGGCGCTCGGCCTCCATCTTGACCGCGTCAAGCGCTTCCTTGCGGACGGACTCGACGTCCTGCTTGACCAGCGCGAAGCTGTCCTCGGTGCGCTGGTTGTGGACGGCCTGCTTGCACAGCGCCTCACGGACGTCCTTGAGCTGCCCGTCGATATAACCGTACATCTCCAGCATCTTGCCGTCGTTATACGTGTTGGCCTTGAGCAGCGCGATCTCGCTGTCCTTCGCGGCCAGCTTCTGTTCGCGCTCCAGATCGTAGCGCGTGACCGGCATGTTCTCGCTGCACGTCGGCTCCTGCTGCCGTGCGGCGAGCATGGCGGCGACCGTCATGGCAGGCGCGACTGCCGCAGCAACATCAGCGGCTTCCGATCTCTTGTTCTGGTTGAGGCCGCCCAGCAGATTGCCGAGCCCGCCGTTTGCCAGACCCAGCGCGGCGCCGCCGATGCCGAAGCCCAGCGCAGTCCCTGCGAGTCCCTTACTTGCGTATTCCATAAAAAATCCTCCGGTAAAAGTAGTAAGCTGGCCAGCTCCTACTCTCATTCTGCCGCTTCTCCGGTTTTTATGGGGGGACATTTCCGGGACATCTGTGTACCATTTGTGGGACATGCGGGCATAGAAAAAGCGCCATGAGCCGTTGCTCATGGCGCTTTTTCTTTGTCCGTTTTCCCTACCAGGCGGCGGGCGGTGTTGTAGATGTGGGGCAGGCGGCGGGAGATGGTTTTGCGGTCGACGCCGATCTCGGCGGCGGCGTCCATCTGCGGGAGCCTGCCCACGATATAAAGCTTCACGATCTGCTGATCGATCTGATCCAGTATGCCCTCGTCAGTGACGCGCTCCCAGTCGCTGCGCGTGAGGTGTTCCAGCTCCTTCGGCAGAGCCAGCCGCGCAGTTATTTGCTGTCACTCCCTTCGGCCCGCCGTCCTGGCAGGTTTTATCTCATGGCAGCAGCCAGTTTTTTCAGGAGATCATCGCCGTACTTGTA